AACTGCTCGTTTTAAAGAATCTCTCCACTTGTTAATACTTTCAGAAACTTTGATAACATAAGAAAAATCTTGATAGTATAAACTATCTTGAATTTTTTTTGTTAACTCAGAAACATGACCATCTTGATTTATATATTTACCTGCTGTGTCAATTTTTGTATCAATCGCTGTAGTGCCTGTAACAGGATCAGATTTTACTACAACAGCAGTTGGTCCATCAGAAAAGGTAACTGTGTCTCCTATTTCTAATGCACTTGTTGTTGCTGTGTATTTTAAAAGAGGCGCTGTAAAACCTACTACTGTTCCTGTTGCACCACTTAGATTACTTGTAAATGTTGAATCATCAGTAATAGTTCCTGAAACTGTTTTAAGAACAGCATAATGAGGAAATACTAAAGTAGGGGCTGATGTATAATCAATACCGTGTTCAACAATATTCAATGATGTAGCACGACCAATGTTTTTACCAAAAGGTATAACTGTTGCACCATCACCATCAAATGATTCTGATAATATATTTCCACCGTTTTCAAGAGCAAGTCTTCCGTCTCCGGCCTTATCAGTATCTTCAATTACTGTTAATGAATCATCTTCATTTAATATGTTATCTATATTGCCAGAGTTATCTAACTGTTCTTGTCTGATAAAGAAAGGTCCATCTTCTAGTTGTCCAACAAAAGATAATCTTCTTTCATTTGTAGCATTCTCTAATCCTATATGTCTATCACCAATAGTTATTGTTGCTGTTGGTAAAGTTGTATAACCAGAACCACTTGCAATCATCCTTATATCAGTTATATCACCTGTATCAATATTTTGAACCTCATTAACTAAATTACCAACCTCATTTTCTAATGCTATATTACCGCCTTCGTTAGTAAGAGTTGATTTCTCTAATGTAAATTCAAACTGTTCAACTGTTGTATTTTCTTGAACTATTTTATCACCTTTATAATGGTCAAATTGAGTGTTAAGTAATTCTAATGTTATATGGTCATCTGTATAAAATTCATAAGGTGTATTTGGTATTGAACTTTCATTCAAAATAAAAGAAGTTTCTGCTGTTTGAGAATCATGTTCCTCTAATAATATTTCTCCTACTTCGTTTTCTAACTCTACTCTAATTTCTGTATCTGTTTCGTGGGATGAAGAATCTAAAAACTTTGCCGATTCAACGCCTTCTCCAGAAACATATCCTTCTGGATTAAAAATATTTTCTAATTCTAAATCACCTGAACCACTACCAGTAATTGTTCCTGATTCTAATTCAATGTGAACAGCAAGACTTCCTGCCTCTGGTGCAAAACCACCATTGACAACAGAAACTTTTGCCTCAGCAGTACCAGAACTAAATGTTATTGTATCACCAATATCATATCCTGTACCAGCAACATTGACAATAACCTCATCAACACCTGCGCCTTGAATATCTAAAACTGAAACACGACCACCTGTTCCTGCACCACCACTTACTGTTGCTTCATCTCCTACTGTTAATGTACTACCATCATTTGTAATTGCTGTTGTTGATAATCCTTGACTTATAGTTATTTTTATTTCTGTTTCAGGATCAGCGTAACTAATTCCAGTTAATTCTTCTCCATTAACAAAGGTACCAGTAACCGTTTCATTGTTTACAGCAACTTCAATAACAACAGTTGAACCTTCTTGAAACTTTGTAACATTTTCTACAATTGCTGTAGCGGCATTTATTGTTGTTGAAGCAGGATTATTTGACTGTGTAATTGTTTGTCCAACTAAAAAAATAGGGTCATTGACTGATTGCGCCGCTGTTTGTGTACAACGAATAAATGTTTGTGTACTCCATCCACCAGCAGATACTCGTAACATATCTTCAACCGGTTTGTAAACTTCCGATGTTTCATTAAATAACATTCTAAAGAATGCTTTGTGAGCCTTATCTGTTCCTTTTGCACGATATAATGATTTAATATTTTTAATTAATTTTCTTCTATCAAGGCTACTATCTGTATCTGTAGGAATTGTATTAAGAAACTCCTCTTTCATTTGAGATAAGAAATCATTTATCGTATGATCAGGATCTGAATAGTTTAAAAGTTGTTGTAAATTTTCAACAGGATTAGCACGATACTTAGTAACTTTTGCTGTTGCACCTGATGTAGAACCAGTTACAGTTTCTCCTGTAATCCATGCATTGTTTGCCGAAACAAATAATCGTGAGTTGCCTATTATGTCGTCTGCTAAAACAGTTGATGTTGCACCAGATGTTGTGCCTGTAATTGTTTCACCTTTTTGAAAAGAACCACCAAATGTATTTTGCTCATCAACAACTTTACTACCTGCATCTAAACCATTTTTATTTGTTTGATCAAGTAATACATAACTTTCAGTTGATGTTTCTGTTTCTAAAAGTATTTGGTCTATGTCTGTAAATGTGTCTAAATTTAATTCAGCAGATTCCATAAATAGGAAATATGAAGAAAGAAATTCTGTAAATTTAGGATGATCCGTTAAAACAAACTCAGGTACCTGTTGAGCAACAAGTGTCGATATTTTTTTCTTATTTGTTTTCTTTTTATCTGCCATGATTATTCTCTAATAAGAAGAATAACTACTAGTTGTTGTATAAGTTGTTCCCGCTTGTGAACCACCACTTTCGATTGCATCAACTTCACCACCAACAGATGAGTTGGCTGTATCAATTTCTAAAATTTGATTACGAACAGGTACGATATCGTTTGAACTTGGTATTACGGTTACTCTTATTTGAGTGCTTGTTGCACCATCAACATTTGAAATACTTGTAATGTTTGCTGACGTAAGAACTACCTCACCAGTTGCATAATCAACAGTACCGTAAGTTAGACTTGTATATAATCTAGTTGTCCCACTTAAATAGTAAACTCGTACATTACCAACGCCGTCATCATCTAAAAAATGTTCACTAGTAGAACTATCATTACTAATTTTAAAACCTGTTGATGTAATTATACCACCAGCGCTTGCATTATGCCCACTATGTGGATTGTGTAATGCATTGTTAAATGAAAGAGTATATTTTAATGCTTCACTTAAAGTTGGTGTAAAGTTTTTGTACATCTTAACAGTTGTAATATTACTTAGTATAGATGTGTCAGCATCATTAATTGCTTGGAGTAATTTTGAATATCTAAACACACCAACAAAACTTTCTAGTGTGTTGTTATTGTAAGTTGCAATCGCATTACGAATATTTGTTCTTAAAGTTGAAACATCTTTAGTTGTTTTATCTGAATCATATTTAAAGTCTGTTGTCAATATAATGAAAGTTGTTTCTGGGTCTATGATTTCTGGTCTTACAGAAGCAACAGCATATGATTTAAGACTTGTTACAATACTTTCTTTTGTTGCAACAGTTAAATTAGAACCTGATTTTGCTTTGATAGAAATAAAAACTTTACCATAATGTGGTACTTCAGCATCTTCTCCACCATATACTTGAACGGCTTGTGCATTTGCATATAAACTCTTAACAAGAACTTTATAATCTTCAGCAGTTACGGCTCTATCTTGTGTTCCGTAATCTCTTGGTGCATTGTACTTAATTGAAGCAATACTTTCAGGACCAGAACCATCACTTGCATTACTTACAGTTGTGATTGTTGCACTTGAAAATCCACCAATACTTCCCGATAAAGAAAAAGTTGTTGCACCGTTAGGAGCATCTCGATTACAAGTAACATAATCTAATATAATAATGTTACCATCAGCGATTGCTTGTCCTAAGACACCATCACCAAAATAAACTTCGTATCTTCCATTTTCAACCTCTTGTAAAAAATAAACTTTAGATGTATTATCTAATCCTGTAATACCAGTTGCTAATGTATAGGTGTTTGTTGTAGAGTCCGAAGAAGATTCTTGAACCTTAACAGTTAATGTTGTTGTATCAACATTATCATTTGGTATTATGAATCTTTGGTCAATATCAGATGTGCTTGCTGTGTATTTGTAGTTTAAGTATGAACCCTCTGTAATAGACAAATTACTAAATTTAAAAACACCATCAGTTGGTGTAATACTTACATTAGCATTACTAACAAAAGAATAAGATTGTCCATCAACTGTGGTTGTAAATTTTGTCCCTCTTGATAATGTAAGAGAAGCGCCAGAAGCATTGTTGACTAACACATCAATAACTGCTGTCGAAGCAGTTGTACTTGTAGGAGTATATCCTACTTGTTTTGCTTTTGATACAACACTTGAGCGCAAGTCGGCACTATCAATAAACATCTCATTTGCCAACATATTGGCATTGTATGCTAAATAGTGTGTGTTATATGCTAGTGTATCAAGAAGTACTGACATACCAGATCCTTCAAAATCATAATCGGTAAATTCGTCTTGTTGACTTAAAAATGTTTTGAGATTGTCTTTGATACCGTCAAAATCTAATTCTGATATTTCTAATTTAGTTGCCATATTATCTTAATCTTTCTAAAAAGGATTCTACTGTTACTGGTTCTGGATAATTAACTACATAAAAAGATATTTGACAGGCATAAGCATTTCTATCAAACATTGGTTGTGTATTCACTTGAACTAACCGACATCTTGGTTCATAATTTCTAATCAACAATTCAACATTCTTTGAGATAATATGATTCATTTGTGGAGTAATATTTTCAAATAACATCGCCCTCAAATTAGATCCTATCTCAGGATGAAAAGGTTTCTCATAATGATTTGTATTAATCAAATTTCGTACACTTCTTTTTACCGCTTCTACGTCAGTTATTTTCTGAATATCTTTTGTAGCAGTATTTTGTTGAAAACCTAAATTCAAGTCTTTGTAAATCCTAGAACTTCTTTTGCTTTCGTTAGTCTGTGTAGCGTCATATCTTGACATTGAGTAATCTCTCCT